TCCAATGATTCTTACACGAACACGACCCAGTTTCTCTGGATCATTTCGATCTTCTACTACGCCCACCCACCAATTGAAAGGTTGCTTTAATATCATTGTCTTGCTGCCAAAGAGTCTTTAATTAATTCCATGACCATCACATGGGTTCTATAATTGATTTTATGTCGAATTGCGCTTACCAAATAAATGCCTGAGTATAATTGATCCTGTCCTTTATCTGAAACAGTTCCTTTAGGGCTTGTTTCAGGATAAACGAACTCAACTAAGCATCCTGCAAACATATCACTTCTACCGTGCACTGTTAAATTTATCTTAAAGTTGTCTAGTTCATTTAGCTTCGTAGTTCTATTCCCAAAAATATCTTTCATTCTTGTAGGATAATTATCCTGTACACCCGAGAATAGCTTTGAGTTCGCGGGATATATCTTGGTGTATGCAGCGGGATTTCTGTATGCGTTTAAAGAAAAGTTGGGAACGCTTAGATTACCTTCAGTATGTTTGAATGCATCATAAGTAGAGGGGTAATCAAAATCCTTTGATTCATATGCTTTAGTTAGGGGATCATACGTTATTATCTTGTTTGCATAAAACCCGTTAGTGGAGTTTTTAAGATTATCAACTACACTAACTACTTCAAAACTTTCCGCTAAAAATAGCTTTTCGAATAAGTCATTTGAATCAACCGTTCCCGTAGGTACATAAAAATATGACCCCGCAATTTTATTGCTATTTTCCGAATCACGAAAAATATCTTCTATGCTACCAAAGAAAAATCCTTTGGTGCTTTCCCAAAACAAAAAGTCACATGCATTTCCCTCTTGAGGAATAGCTTTTGAGCATAACCAATTCAAACACTTTGAGGGTGACCAACCAGGACTAATAAACTTAATTTTATTTTGTGTTTCAGTATACAGAAAGGGGGTTTGGGTTTCTTCATCTGGAATGATATCATCCTCAATAAACTTAACATAGCTTGAAGTTGCAAGGTATGATGTATAAATCTTTTGTGCTATATCTGACACTAATCCTGAATAAGGTTCAAAGATAGATAGATTAGAATCATAGATGCCTTCAACAGACATGAAATGTATAATGTATGTTTGTGTACTATTATCAGTGACTGTCTTTTGATCTGTAACTGAGTAGACCTTAAAATATTTTTTAAAATGAGAATTTAGCTGGGGTGTCCCAAAACTTACTACAAGAAATTCTTCTCCAATAATGGGAAGTCTAGATAACAAATTATTTGAGTCAGATATCATTACCTGACCGTGTAAAAAATTTGAGAATATATCTTCGTAAAGATTCAATTCAATCAAATAGTCATTCAGATCAACTACGATACCCTTTGATGATATCAATTTTAAATATTCAAAATCTACCTGGCCAGGGTAGGTTAGTTTTACCATACTATCCATTGATTAACGCCTCAAACTCAGAAACGAAAGCAGATAAAAATTTGGGCCTTAGAACTCTAATATTTCTTTTTTCTTCGTTAAGTTTACTTTCATAACCTAAGTTAGTAATGGGATAGGCGCTAGGGTATGTCAATTCTGTTCCCACAACAATAGCTATACCAAACCCATCAACCTCCCTGTTAGTAGTCAGTTGTGTGCTGTCTACCACAGTGTCATCATCTGCTGATAGTGTGTGATATTTTACTCCTGAAATATTTCCGCTATATTTTGTGTCTACGAAATCAAACAATTGTGTTTCTGTTAAAGGCCAGTCATATCGAGGATCAATAATATCGTTAAGTAACATGATTACCCAATGATACTGAGGATCATTGTAAAACTTAAATGAAACTGACTCAGGTGTTTCACCATCTTGAATCACATATTTTTCAAAGATACCAAAGTTCTCTTTAGTTTGTTGATTAACTGATACTCTACGAAGAACATCTGTGACTACCTTAAATGTTCTCCCCGAGTCTACAGAATACGGTATTAGGGGTAGTTTAGAAAAATATGTCATATCAATAACCCTTAATAATTCTCTCTTTAGTGAGAAGTTCAAGTTCTTTGAATGTCAAACTCATAATTATTTCTGTTGGAGCCCCATCATCGAATGAAGAGAAAAACTGACTACCATAATCCACTTGCATGTCAGTTAGAACACATGTACTAATCTTATGAAGGAAGGTATTTTCTTCACCCCTAAAGTAGTATTGCATTTCAAACTCAGAGGGATATACATAAAATAAACCCCCATCTGATAACTCGGGGTGCATATGAAACTTAAATAAGTCTATAATCCTTCGTACATTGTGTACTTCTGATTCACTTTTGGGAAGAAAGGTATACTTAAAGGAAAATGTTCTAAAGTCAATAGCTTCAAACATCACCTCTTTAAATGGATTAGTCGCTACTTTTGCTGCGAGCTTGACACCTTGTGTAGCAACTTCACCGATATTAAACGCACCTGCAGTTGCTATCTTTCCTAAAGATGCAATACCCGCTAATAATCCTTCTTGTGCTCGACCTGTCAAAGTAGTATCAATTGCAGAGGACCCACCCAACAATCCTCCAAGTATTCCAAAATCAAAGTCTTTATACTTCACAGAATACTTTACTGAGGGGATAGAATCTATGGGAAGCATGATTGCATCAGTGACTCTGACAGGTTCTGAAATAGAGAATGTATCTGAAAAACTTTGTAATCCTGCAATCGTTGCGGCAGCTGCCCCTCCTGTAACTGCACCCGCTGCGAGAGATGCTTTTACACCTGCTCGTTCCTTAAATATTTTTAACTTATCAGCGGCATTTTTATTTAATTTGCCCACAAAACCTGTAAATTTATCCGTAGCTGCACTAATGGCTGTCCCAGTAGCTGCCCCAACAGCCAGGCCTGTTGCAGTATACCCAATACGTCCCAAGACATTTCCCGTCGCCCTATTTTGTCCATTAGCACTTACATCAACATCAACATATGTTTGTTGCTTAAATTTTGTTTTTGCTCTTGCATTGATATAGAAAACAATAAAGTGTTGTAGATCTGCTCTTGAACTAATATCTTCAGGATATGACAAGTCTCTAATAGCATACGGACCTGCAGATGACTGTGATATCGACTTTGGGTTACGATTCTCTTCACCTGCAAACTTACCCATTGTTTGCTGTGTATTAAACTGATCGAGAATTCGTGTGCTGTTAGTATTGGTTGCCATGGCGTGATAAATAATTGGTGTAGATTACTTATTTATTCATGTACCAAGAGACATACAAAGGTAAATATCGAGTTAAAAATCCTGCTAAGTATCGAGGTGACTATCACAATGTCATATATCGGAGTAGCTGGGAGCTTAAACTTATGAATTGGTGTGACACAACTCCCGCAGTTCTTGAGTGGGGATCGGAAGTCGCAGTTATTCCTTACGTGTCTCCGGTAGATAAAAAGGTGCATCGTTACTTTGTTGACTTCTATATGAAGATTCAAGACAAAAACGGTAGGGTAGAGAAGTATTTGGTTGAAGTAAAACCTAAAAAGTTCACACAAGAACCAGTTAAACCTAAGAGGGTTACCAAACAGTTCCTTGAAGAAGTGTTTACTTACGGGGTTAACCAAGCAAAATGGAAAGCAGCAAAGGAATTTTGTGAAGATAGGCAGTGGAAGTTTGTTGTTTTAACCGAAGACGAGCTAAATATCAATGGCTACAGCAAGAAATCCGTTTGAAAATTTACGTTTCACCGGCAAAGATCAAGAGGCATCGGTGAATTGGTATCGTGAGCGCATTAAAGACCTAGGCACGGCACCATTCAAACCCACTAATCTCATGTCTAACGATGATTTACTAGTGAATAGAATCGTTCCTGGGCAGCTTTATTTGTATTATTACGATCCCAAAACAAAAGAAACTCTCCCTTACTATGATACATTCCCCTTGGTGTATCCATATAAACGAATACAGGGAGGTTTTATGGGGTATAATCTTCATTATCTGCCCCCCGTTTTAAGGTTTAAAGTCATGGGCACCTTGTTAAATATACAAACTTATGGTACACGAGAAGAAAAGAAGATACTTTACTCATATGGTGTTCTAAATGCAAATGAAGTGGATAAGTATTACTCCCCTTGCATAAGAAGATATCTTACATCACATGTGCGTTCGAGATTTTTGAGAATACCTGTACAGGATTGGTTATCGGCTGCTGTACTTCCAACAGAAAGATTTGCAAAGGCAAGTGCAGCAAAAATCTGGAAAGAATCACTGGATAAAATTAAATGACATTTTCAATTAGTCAATTTCAAGCCGCAGTCGCTAATCGTGGATTAGCCAGACAAAACAGATTTCAGGTCATCATTCCCAAGATGGGTTCCGGCGCTGATGGTGAACTGTTTATATTGCTTTGTCAGGCGGCGAGTTTACCTGGAGCAACAATTCAAGTAAAGAAACAAAATTTGTTTGGTCCTGCTTATATTAGACCTACAAATATTAACTATGGTGAGCAACTCTCATTAAGTTTTTTCTGTGATAAAGACATGATTGTTAAAAGAGGCTTTGATGAGTGGATTCATCAAGTCATCAACAAATCCTCGTTTACCGTAGCCTATCAATCAAGTTACGCTCGAGATGTGATAATTCACCAGCTCGACAACGCAGAAAAAATTGTTTATGGAATCAAG